ACTAGTAAGTATTTAGACGCAGCATCTGGGTTTCTTCAGTGGGATAAAGCTGGTGGTGTAACACTTGCTGGATTAACTAAACGCAGATTAGCTGAAAAAGATTTATTTTTAAGTGATGGAGTTCCAAATTCTGCGGGAGAATTGCCACCATCTGATCAAACTAATGCGGTAGCTACAACTCCCACAGGAAATGCTACAGCTGGCACTACGGGAGCTGTTCAATCAACTGCAAGTACTAATGGATTTGGTGATCCAAATGGTGTATATCCACTTTATATTGATGAACCTGATACTAATAGATTAGCACGGCACGAAGAAATTAGCAAAACAATTGTTTATAAAAAAGATGCTTCATTAGTTAAAGGTGTTGAAGTTGCAGGCGGAACAACTTGGGATCAATCACCAAATCCGTATAATGCAGCGTACCCATTTAATCATGTGTCTATGACCGAATCTGGGCACGTATTAGAATTTGATGATTCGCCTCATTCTGAACGAATCCATTTATATCACAAGTCCGGCACATTCATGGAGATTGATGCTAATGGAACTCAGGTTACACGTATTATTGGTGATGGATATGAGATATATGAAAGAAACGGGTATGTGCAAATCAATGGTTCGCTAAATGTTACTGTTGATGGTGCAAGCAACATTCTCGTTAAAAATGGATTAAACTTAGATGTGCGAGGAGTTGCAAACATTAATGTATATAATGACGTAAATCTTAATGTTAGCGGGTCACTCAATGCTTCTGTTAGTGAATCATTTAAACTTAAGGCTGCTCAAGTAATTATTGAAGGCGACACCGTTGACATTAGATCTAATGGTGCATTAACAATGAGTGGTACCGGCAATATCAATATAAATTCTGGTGGAACTTTGCACGCCGACGGTTCACTCATCAATATTGCTAATGGCGCATCTAACGCCAGTCAGTCAGGACTTACTGCACCAGCAGCTAAGCAAACACCGAATATGCCGGAATTTAATCAACTAACAGTTATTGGTCGCAGCGCTGGTGGTGCTGGACAATATGAAACACCCGAAGAAGGTGATTCCACAAAGTTTCAGCAAAAGCAAATTAATAGTGGCGCAATCAAGTCCGAAGAACTTAATACTGGAACTCAAACTGAAGCAGTTATAGCACCAGAAAATAATGTTACACCTCCAGGAGCAAATTGTGATATTATCATGATGAAACAAACATTCGAACCATCATTTGTCTTATCTAAGAACTATAAACTTTCTGCTTTAACGTCTAATGGTAGTAGAATGCCAGTGGCACAACAAGGCCTATCGGCCCAAACAATTGTGTGTAATTTAAAAGGCTTATGTGAAAACTATCTAGAAGTAGTTCGTAATCTATATCCTAATTTAGTTATTACTTCTGCATTTAGACGTCCCGGTGACGTGGCAGCATCATCTAAAACGTCCGATCATTATCTTGGTTTAGCTGTTGATATTGTAATTCCTAGTCTTGGTAGACAGGGCCATTATGATGCTATTGCCAAAATTCAGCAATTAGTTCCATATGATCAGTTGATTTTAGAATATCAAGGCGCTACCACTGTATGGATACACGGATCATTTAAATATGCTGGAGCTAGAAAACAAATATTTACTATGCGTGATCATAAAAGAATTGGCAATATGGGCCAATTCATACTAGTTACATAATAAATATATGGCTGATATTGCTCTTGACAATTGTCTTTCAAAAGGTCATGAGGATGAGTCATGGGCTAAGACATTACCGCAATCAGGTTTATCATCTAAGACAAGCGTGAATGGAAAAAAAGTAGTTCTTACAGGAAAAACTTTATATGCTCTTCATACTAGAGGTAACTCTACTCATACTGCTCAAATGCGTATAGTAACTGGTGGATCAAGTAAAGCAAGCATAGAAGGGCATCATATTGCAAGAAAAGGCGATGCACTTGATGATGGTGATATTATAAATGAAGGTTATAGTAAAGTCTTTATTGGTGGATAAATAACATATGGCTAAAACAAGAACATTCTCCGATCTAGATTTGAATTTTATCGCACATCCTGTGACTAAAGACGTTTCTAAGAAATACGATGAAAGCGCAATAAAACAGTCTATTAAGAATTTAATATTGACAAAAAACTTTGAGAGACCATTTAGAAGTGATATTGGTTCTCCAATAAAAGCACTAATGTTTGAACCTATAACTCCAATGTTATCAGCGTTAATTAAGAAGACTATAGAAAATACAATCACTTCATATGAACCGAGAGCAAACATTCTTGATGTCTCAGTGTTACTTAGTCCAGACAATAACGGAATATACGTAACTATCGTATTCGCCATAGTTAACACAAGCACACCGATAAGTGTTGATCTATTTCTAGAAAGAACTCGCTAATGGCAACTAATAAAATCAATATATCAGAATTAGATTTTGATAATATAAAATCTAATTTAAAAGAGTATTTACAAGGCCAAGATCAATTTACTGATTATGATTTTGATGGTTCTGCTATTAACGTATTATTAGATATTCTGGCGTATAACACGCATTACAATGCTATGTATACTAACTTAGCTATTAATGAGATGTTTTTAGATTCCGCTAGTAAGCGTGATAGTGTTGTTTCCATTGCAAATAATTATGGGTATTTACCTACATCTAGAACGTGTGCAACAGCTAATATTGGCATGACTGTTGCAATTGGTAATTCTACTTCTAACACACTATCTATAGCAAAGTCAACACCATTTACATCAACAGTAAATGGTGTTGACTATAACTTTTATACCATGAATGAAAATGTTGGCATTTCAAATGGTGTTAATTTTGTATTCAGCACATTTCCAATTTATGAAGGAACTCCTGTCACTGAAAAATTTACTATCTTTACTGATACTGTAATAGTTCTTCAGAATCTTAATATTGACACTAATACTATTAAAGTAACTGTTCAAGACGTTGCAAGTTCATTTACATCTTCTACATATTCTCACTCAGAAAAAATTATAGGATTAGTTCCAACAAGTAAAGTTTATTTTATTAAAGAAATCGAAGGCGGGAAATATCAAATATATTTTGGTAAAGATAATTTAGGTGAAGAACCAGCAGTTGGTTCAGTTGTGACAATAGAATATATGGTAACTAATGGTTCTAATGGAAATGGAATTGCGTTATTTACATATGCAGGTTCTAATTTGCCGAATACTCCAGTTGTAACAGTATCTAGTATTGCCAGCAACGGGAGAGATGCTGAAACAACAGATGAAATAAAATATAATGTATCACATAAATATAGAACTCAAGATAGAGCAGTTACTGCCAGTGATTATATTGACATTATTCAAACTGCATATCCAAATATAGATTCAATTAATTGTTGGGGAGGGGAAAGTATGTCTCCTCCAATATATGGAAAAATATATATTTCTATTAAACCACAAACTAGTTTGTTTTTAACATCTAGCGAAAAGAATTATATCACTGAATCTATAATTGCTCCTAAATCAATGTTAGGAATATCGCCAGTTTTATTAGATCCAGTTTATACAACAGTAGATTTAGATACTACTGTATATTACAATCCAAACTTAACAAATAAATCATCTACACAAATAGTTGAACTAGTTCGTCAATCTATTGTTAATTACAATGACACTGTGTTACAAAAGTTTGATGGCGTATTAAGATATTCTAGATTGATACGAACAATTGATGATGCAGATAATAGCATTATTAATAATATTACAACAATAAAGTTAAGAAGAATAGTAGATGTGGTTTTTAATACTTCGATTAAATACACAGTAAGTATTAGCAATCAAATTGCTTCCTCCGGTGTTCCAGAAGAAGCAGTAATGACTAACGCGTTTTATGTTGATGCTACTGACACTAAGTATTATATAGATGATGATGCTGTGGGAAACTTGCGTTTATTTTATTATAATCCTCAAAATTACTCTAAAGTATTTACAAATTTAAAAATTGGAACTGTAAATTATTTAACTGGTCTAATAGTTGTTAATAATTTATTTGTAACTGGCGTAGCAGAATCAGATTTACAGTTTATTATTAAACCACAATCTAACGATATTATCTCAAAACATAATGAGATTGTTGATATAAATTCAACTTATTTAACTATTGTTGCTGTACAAGAATACTCAAGTTTAACTCATCAGTTTGCGTCTAGTAGAACATAATGATCAAAACGCCGATTTCCATAGCATTAGAACGACAAATTCCCGAATTTATTCGGGAAGAACATGCTGTATTTGTAAATTTCATAAAAGCGTATTATGCATTTTTAGATGAAACTCAACAGCGCAACTTAGAAGATATTCGTTCAATTGAAAATACGCTTGATGAATTTATAATTAGATTTAAAAAAGAACTTTCTGCGATATTTCCAACAAATTCTCTTCAGAACGAAAGATTTATTCTACAACGTATTCGTGAATTTTATAAAACTCGCGGATCTAGTGAATCATTTCAGTTTTTATTTAGAATTCTTTTTAACAAAGAAGCTGAAATATATTATCCATCAAAGCAAATTTTAAGAGCTTCGGATGGCAGTTGGATTCAAGAAAAATCACTATTTGTAAAACAATCTTCTGGTAATTTATTTCATCTTGGTGGAAAGATTATAACCATTAGAACAGACATGAAAAACATTTATGTCTTCTGTCCACGAGTAGTATACTATCGTGAAAATATATATGAAGTTTTCATCGATAGATCTTATATTGAAGATATCTCCATAGACAATGTAATCTTATCGGAAAATGGTTTAGATACTGGAACAATTGTTCCATGCCCATCAAAATATACTATTGTAACTAGTGGCTCTGGATTTGAAATAGGTTCGTTATATAATTTGCCATCTGAAAGTGGTAATGGGTCATTGATAAAAATTACTAAAATTGGTACGAATGGTAGTATCAAGAAAATTCAGATAATTAGTTTTGGGTTAGATTATGAATCTGTATTTTATGCAAAATTAAGTAATAAAACTCGTCAAGCTTTTTCGTACTATACACCTATTACTGAATTCATTGTTGGCTCTGGCCATCCTTCTGGTTTATTTCCAACCAGTTCATACACAACTACAAATCCATATTCCGATAACACTACTGGTTATATGGATATTGGTTATATGAACAAGCAAGATTATTTTGCGTATGACATAGCGTATACTCCAACTGTAAGTGCTAATCAAAACGTATTTTATGCTGATGGAACATATGTAGGCGAAATTATAGCATCATTTTATACTAACAACTCTAATGATAGTGTTATTGATGACACTCTAGCAGAAATAAGAATCGAACTTGGTCCTGTTGCTATATATCCTGGATATTATTCAAAGAGTGATGGATTTATTTCAGATGAATCATTTATTCAAGATGGGAAGTATTACCAGCTATTCTCATATGTTATTAAAGTAGAACAGCAGATAGAATCCTATCGCGATATTATAAAAGCATTACTACACCCTGCTGGGTTTGAAATGTTTGCCGAATATAACATTAAAAACACGTATTTAGTATCTGCTAGTCCTCTTAACGCGTTTATTAGACGCCAATTTACAGATCAGCAATTTGCAACAGATGATGATAGCGCAAATGCTGTGAATAAGTTTTTAAGTGAATTGCAAACGGCGTATCATAGTAATACTGAAGACATTAAAGACGTAATTAAAAGATTAGAAGATGCGAATGGAGAATTTCAAACTATATTAGAATCTAAATATTATGATATGCTTAAGGGTTCTGCAGGTGATCCAATTGAAAATAGTCTTACACAAGC